AATTGATATTGAGGTCCCATACCACCCATTAATCCTGTTAGACCTGATCCTAAGAATCCAAGTCTTTCGTATGGTTCGTATAGTCCCATTCTTTCTTTTTCTCTTTGTGCATCTATGTTTGCTTGTGCAAAAGCTTGATCTGCTGAGCCCACTTGACCCGCTCTTGCTATATCTGTTCCTTGGAATCCTTGTAGTGATCCACCTAATCCTGTTTGAAATTGTCCAAGACCTAATTGACCTTGAGCTAAACCTGCTTGTTGTCCAGCCATAGCGCCTCTTTGTCCTGCCATGCCTGCTTGTGACTGTGCTAATGCCGCTCTTTGTCCTGCCATGCCTGCTGATTGGCCTGCTTGTTGTGCTTGTGCAGAACCTAAACCAAGTTGTGCTTGACCTAATCCTAATTGACCTTGAGCAAGTTGTGCTTGTTGTGCAGCCAATGATCCTGTTGCTTGACCTAATCCTAATTGACCTTGTGATAATGCCATTTGATTTTGTAAGTCCGCTTGTCTTGCAGCTTGTGCTTGACTAAATCCTTGTTGTTGCAATTGAGCTTGTAAAGCTGCTCTGTTTCTATCTGATCCTGTTTGATATTCTGCTTGCATAACACCTTCTCTACCCCCACCAAAACCACCTAAGGCTACTGCTTGGTCTGATATAGATTGTTGTCTCTGTGCTGCTTGCCTATCAAAATCTGCTAATGTTGTGTCAATGACTTGTGATTGAAACGGTGACATGTAGGATGATAATGATCCAGCCCCTGTTCCTGCACCTGTGCCAGTTAAAGCTCCAGCTGCACCAAGACCTGTTCCTGCTGCACCTATAAATGGAGATACTCCACCTAATGTTGTTCCAGCCTGACCTAATCCTGTTCCTGCTGCACCTATAAATGGTTGTGCACCTGCAGTTGTTGCTCCTGCTGTACCTAATGCTGATTGTGCTCCTGTTAATTGTGTGCCAGCAGTTCCTAATGTTGTCCCTGCTCCTGTTAATTCTTGACCTGCAATTCCTAATCCTGTTTGTGCTAAACCTAAACCAGTTCCAGCTGTCCCTGCAGCTTGTTGTGCTGCTGTCATAAATGGTTGAAAAGATCCAATACCTGCACCTGTTAATGATGTTGCTTGTTGTTGTAATGCTGTTTGCGGCGCAACTTTTGGTGCCATTGATGATATTTGTGCACCTGTAAATGGCGTAGCCGCCAGTGCGCCCACGGCATCAGTATATTTTTCTGATAATGCTTCTATCTTTGGGTTAAATAAATTTCGTTGTTCTGTTGCCATTATAATACTTCTCCAAGTCTTTGTTGTGTTTGAAACATTTCTCTAGCACCATCTAAACCTTGAGACCCTTGTGATACCTTGCCACCATTCTCTAAATTTGTCATCATGTTTTCCATGATTTCTGCTCCTTTATCTATATCTCCGCCTCCTGCATTTCTAACAGCATCCGCAGTAAATACAAACTCATTTTTTGATAATCTTGCTGGTACGTCATCTTTTCTTTCGTACTCTCCCATAGGTACAAAGCCACCATCGTTTCTGTAATCTTTTTCCATACCACCCATATCTAATAATTCACTTTCTCCACCTTCAGCATATCCCATTCTGCCACCCATAGCTGCCATCATTCTATTACCCATCATAGGATTCATACCACCTTGTTTTTGCATCATTCTTGGATCCATCATAGGTCTTTTCATTGGCATTTGACTTTGCATTGTTGGTCCTTGGTTCATGTTCGTTGATTCATCATCCGGGAATGATTGTATATTTTGTCCTGTTGGAGCCATTGTTACCGGAGGTAAACCTGCAAGACCACCAAATGCATAAAATTTTGTTGCTTTTGCTAAAGCTGACCTTGAACCTATATCATCATCGTCATCATCATCACCCATAAGTCCACCATCAGCTGCAAACTGAACAGGGTCTACTGGAATAGGTGCAAAGTTTCCACGTTCTATTTCTAATCTTCTTTGATAATCAGCCATTGATTCATCTTCTCTTTTATTATTTATATAGTTTGTATATAAACCAGACAATCCTGATATACCTGAAATTGTTGCAAAAGGATTATCTTTCATAAAACCTAATGATTTTGTAAGAAAGTTACCGCTGTCTAATGCAGTTTTAGCTTTAGTAACTCCCATTTGTAAAGGTGCTGTAGTTGATCGTGTAGCTATTTCAGGTGCTAGTTTAGCTACTTTTGATCCACCAGTAAACAAATTAGCTAGTTTAGATGTACCAAAACCTTGATTACCAAACAGTGATCCACCTAACTTTGTACCACCACCAAGATAATAACCACCTAACGCTAATAGTGCCATCTTACCCATTGGACTCTTAGCTATTTTTTTAAATCCTTTAAATGCTTTTTTAAATCCTCTTCCAATTCCTTTAACAAGTTTACCTAAGAAGTATCCTTGTCTAAGGTCCGCGATCCCTCCACCAGCAAAGTTAGCTCTACCGCCATCTGCTAATGTTAACATATTAGTTGTTGGATTAAACATTGTAGAAGGTATGTTAGAATAAAAATTACTTGCACCTGGTATTAAATATTTATTTGAGTATTGACCTGTAATTGGATTAACCGGTATACCCGGTGGTGTTGCAGGTGGTGGTGTTGTGCCTGGATTATTTGGATCAGTATAATCTTGTCTATTACGTGGGTCTTCAAATTGACCATAATTTAAATCGTCTCTGTCGGAAACAGCAAGATTACGATTACCATAAGCAGAATCATCTCCACCTTCATATTGTGATGTAAGATCTTGTATTTTTCTAGCTTCCTCTAAAGTATTAAAAGCTTGAAGACCTGTTTCTGGTCTAAGTATGTTTTGAATAAGACCTAAAATTCCAGGAGGTTTAGTGCCTATGGTACCAACATTAGGTTTAATTCCACCTGTGCCTGTAAGAGTTCCAAGACCACTTTGAAAATTACTTTTTACTGGGTTAATACTAAAATCATAACCTGGGATAGCATCTGGTTTTAATTGTTCAACAAATTTTGCTTTTTTTGGTCTTCCAAATATATTTTTTTTACCTTCATTTATGTTAACTTTTTCAACTAAATTTTTATTAATTTTTCCTGTTACAGGATCTCTAAATCTAGATACATCATATTCAAACTGTGTTTGATCTGGTGGTCCTACTAATTGATTTAAATTATATCCTGCCATCTTAGCTGCATCTATTCCAGACATACCTGCAAAAGTTTGTTCATCACCAAAAGGATCAACATATTTTTCTAGTTGTTGAAATCTTTCAAAAGCTTTTTGTTTCTTTGCTCTTGCTCTTCTTTCTTCTGTAGTTTCGTTTCTTCTACGATTTGCTTCTGCATCTTTAGCGTCTTTTTCTTCTTGTTCTCTTCTTTTTTTATCTGCTTCTTCTTGTTCTTTTTTTTTTTCTTCTTCTTCTTCTTCAGCTTTATCAAAAGCTATTTTTAATTCTTTATTTTTTTTTAATGCGTCTTTAGCACCTTGATCTGTAATTACATTTACACCACTAAGAGTACTTTGATCATCATAATAATCTTGTATGCTTTGATTATTTCCTCCGTTTGGAGATCCTCCTATACCACCTCCACCACCAGAACCTCCAGGAGCTGGACTACCACTTTGTGGACTTCCACTACCAATTGTAGCTCCACCTGCCGGTCCTTGACCTCCAGTTCCTTGACCCGAATTACTTCTATCATTAGGTCCACCCATAGTGTCACCACCATATCTAAAACCAGTTCTCATAATACCACCATCCATAGCCATGGCTCGAGGGTCTTGCATCATGCTACCAATACCTTCTTCATTAGAACTCATTTGTGCTTCAGCTGCAATCTGTTCTAAAAATTGTTGCATAGACATTGGCTCTATACCTTGCTCCATCATGTCATCAACATATGCATCGTACTCTTCTTCTAGCTGAGCCATTTGAAACTCTTGCATTTTTTGTTGATCTTCTTGTGGTGATTTAGGTCCTTGATTACCTGAATAGGTAATTTCTGGTGCTCCAACATCTAGTGATTCTAATCCTGTTTTCATCATAATTTTTAAGTTAGTTTTAAAAGCAGGAATTTAACCTGTGGTTTTTTACATTACCTGTTTTTGTCAAGTAAATCAAGCTATGTTGTAACTGTTCTTTTTCTTACTTCAAGTGAAGATAACACTACATGTAACCTATTTGCTGTAGCTGCTGTTACTTTTAATACTTCACTTTCTTCCATTACTAAAGGTGCTGTTAGTAATTCTACTGTTGCATTTGCCCCAATTGCTTTTGTTTTAAATATACTAAATACAGCATCTGCTGTGTTCGTAATAGTTACTGTCAATGTATCAGCGTTTCCTGAGTCTTCTGATATTATAATAGATTTTATAATAGCAGTTGTAGCACTAGGCACAGTGTATAATGTTGTAGCATTTGTTGTAGTCAAATCTACTTTTTTATTTACAAATGTATTAGCCAAAGTAATACGCCTCCGCTTCTGCTTCTTCTTTTATATCTTGTTGAAATGTTGTATTTAATTTTTGTACGATACTATCTATGTCCCTTACAAATGATTGTTGTATCTGTTCATCATAATCTTTTGTAGGTTGTGTAAGTGATTGTACTATTCTAGCCATTATCTTCTACCATCCGGTTGTATATCTAATCTAAATGTACCTAATTTCCAAAACTGACTTGTGCTACTGTTAGATACTTTTAATGCTATTGATCTAGCTCTTGCTCTTGTGTCAAGTTTTTTAGTAGAACTATTAACTGTAAATGGACCAAGTGATGAACTAGCTGCTGTATCATTTGGAAAATCTTTTAAGTTTAATGTAACAACACTGTCTCCAGTCTGTGATAAAAAGTCGGGTAACACTCTTCTTATTTTCATCATAAACTCACCATCACCTTGTAATCCTTGTTGACCTATATCAAAATCTCCAGATTGTATGTTTGCTGTAATAGAATTTGTCGTACCTTCTTTAATTTCATCTAATCCTTTTTCATGTTCAAAGTATGTTGATGTACCATCGGTGCAACCAACTACATGATCTTTACCAGATGCAGCTGTTGTGCTGTTTGGATTATATTCTGTTGCATGGGGTTGACCAAACACTGCAGAATCTTGCCACGCAGATCTAGCTAATGTTCCTACTGTCCACACTGGCCGTTCAGGTGTTGAGTCAAGATAATTATAACAAACCATACGGTTCACGGTCCCTGATCCAGCATTTGGATAGAACCACATAACCTCACCAAACAAGTTATTTAATCCTGCATTGATGTGTTGTTTTGGAATTGTATTAATATCATCGTAAACATGATCTTCTACTAAGCATGCAAGTGATTCTAGTTTTCCTGTGTATCTAAAGAAACCATTTTCTGACATCCAGTATGCAGAACCATCTACTTCTACTGCTGCATTTTTACCAATCAATCCACAGTTTGTACCAACTTGTTGGAATGAGAAAGTAAAAGGTGCACCTACAAATCTCATAATAAATAAAGCTGTATCAGTCCATACATAAATTGCATCACGACCTCTAATTGCTCCTACAATTTTAGATCCATCTGCTAGTCTTTGTGTACCTGCTGTGTTAGTAGCTGAAGGTGCATATGATGTTGTTGAATCAATATTTTCTTGATCAGAAAATCTAATAAACATTTCATCTCTTGTAGATTTAGTTCCTATAGTTGTTTCTGTTCCAAAAAATATTAAGTGTCTATCTGGTGTAGATACTAAACTAAAACTAGATGATGTAGGTGCATTAGGAAGTAAAGTTGCTCTTGTTGCATTAGCCGTTGTAGGATCAGAATCCCATTCAAATGTTTCTCCACCTGATATAGTTGCAATAAGTTTATTACCAAAATTATCCAAGGACCATAATCCAGGTGCTGTTACAATATCACCTGATGCTGCAGCGTTCCATGCAAAAAAATTTGATGCATCTGTAACTGTTGCACCTGATGAATGTATTGCAGCTGTTGTACCGTTTGCTCCTCTTGTTAATCCAGATAGTGTACCACCACTATTTCCTGTGTATGTAATTAATTCAGAACCAATTTGCACTGTACCTGATGATGGAAACGATGTTGAACTAGCCATTGTTAAACTTGTTATTGATGCATTAATTCCTGATGAAAGTGTTGATGTAAACTGTCCTTGTGCTACACCACCCCATGATCCAAGACCCCAACCTGTTGTTGCAACCTCTACTGCTGGTCCAACTGAATAATAAAGTTGCACTCTAATACCACCAGATGTACTTGCGCCTGATCCTGATTCGTTAGATGCCATTGTAACTGTTAATGTAGTTGTTGTGGGTATGCTTGTTACTTGAAATTTGTTGTCATTAAAATCTCCTGATACAAAATTAGAATTCGTGATACTTGTAAAATTATCTAATAAAATAATGTCACCTTTATTTGCATTGTGTGCTGATGCAAAAGTTATTGTAACAGTAGCAGATCCATTAGTCGTACTAAAAGCAGAAGTTAAAGTTGTTGTAGATTTAATAGGGTGTATATCATAAAAAATACCACCAGAATAAGCGTACAATATTCTATTAGTTCCAAGAGCTGCATATTTAATACCTGACGCATTAACAAAATGATGTAGTGCTGTGTTACGTCCTGTAATATCAACGGAACCTAATTGAGCCCAACCACCTATTTTTTCTGGAGTACCATATCTAAATCTAACATTATCACCATCAACCCATTGGCCTTCACCGCCGGTTGAAGTTACTTGTTTATTAAACCCTGGTTGAAATCTTACCTTCTGTAACATATAAAAAAATCCTTAATAAGGCAGGAGAGTATGTGGTGGAATCTCCCGCCATATTATTATATACAATATTATTTAGGTAATTTAAAGCCTTTATACCAACCAGGCAACCCTAAAAAAGGTCTCTTATCGTATTCATTTTCTTTAGCTGTTTTCTTTTTAGCATCATTATAATGTAGAAAAACTTGTCCACAATCTTTACCTTTAAATTCTTCTCGCCAATGTTCTAAATCACAACCAGAATATATAAGCATATCTCCAGGTTTAAGGTCAACTTTAATTCCAGCTTGACTTTCTTTACCTGTTGGATCTAAATAAATTGACCAATCATCTCCTCCTAAATTTAATGTAGTTGATATTTCACAAGAATACCTGTCTTTATGTCTAACCAATACATCTCCTTTTTTATATATTCTTGCATAAGAATATGTAGGAGTTAATTTTATACCTGTATGTTTTTCCATGGTAGGTTTAACTTCTTCTAATAAAGTTTCCATTGCCATATCTGCGTAATGAGAATAAGTATTTGGAATTTGTGGATCGTTCCATACGCCATAATACTCTGTGTAAGGTGATATGTATTTATTATCAAATAAAAATCTTGCAACTTTTCTTTTTTTAAGAAAATAATTGTATACAAATTTAGCAAGTTCTGGTGAAATTGCATTTTTTAAAACAGAATATTTATTTTTTTTGAACGACATTTTTTCCTTTCAATCTAAACTCTATTTGTTTATTTTTAATAAATGTTTTTATCAAATCGTTTTTATTTTTTTTAGAATTATTATTTAAAATACCTTCTATAAAAGCTTTTTTCATGTTTTTATTTTGCATTTAATACACTCTTAGGTATTGCTTGACAGTTAAAATGCATAAACCTAAAAGGTTCCTGACCTAAATCAACAGAATATTGATGAGGCATATAAGATGGGAAAAACATAAATCTTCCTGGTTTAACTCTATAATGTATCATACTACTTGCAAAAGTAATTTTAGTTTTATCTGCTTCAGGTAAAAGATTCATTAAATTACCTGGTCTTGGATCTTCGAATATTGGCATAGATGTTTTATCTGATGCTTTTAAAAAATAAAAACCAGAAATATGACCATTCCAATGAGTGTGTAGAGTATGATGTCCTCCACCTTTTTTTGCAAATTCTTGTACCCACATTTCTGTTGTGTATAATGAAAAATTAGTTAAATCAAAACCCATTTCAATTAATAAATTATTAGCAGTTGCCCCTATATAATTTGTTATTTCTTTAAATTTTGGGTCATTTGATAGACTGCCAGAATGATACACTTTTCCTAAATCCCCTATATTTTTACTTTGTTTTTTTAATTCTTTTTGCATATTTTTTTTAGATTCATCAATATGTTTATCAGACGCTTTGTTTAAATTTTTTACAAATTCAGGTGCGTCTGCATACCATACAGGGCATCTAAACAAGTCATCTCTATTTAAAACTTTAGGGTATTCTAATTTTGTTTTTTTCATATTTTTATTATTTAAATGGGTGTCCTAAATTCCATATTACTAAACTATTTCTCTCACCTTTTTTAACTGGACATATTCTATGCCATACAAAACTTGGGAACACAACTAAAGATCCTTTAGGTAATATCTCGGTACACTTATATTTATTTTGTTTTTTATCTGGATCTGTGTTTCTAAAATTAAATTCTAATTCACCTCCACTATATTCTTTAGGATCAGACAAAGTTACAGTTACAGATAATTTTCTAATTTTACCATGCGTGTTTTTATCCTCTGGATTATTATAAGTTTTATCCCAACTATCACAATGCCAATCATAGTATTGACCTTTTTTATATTTTGTGAACTGACAAGATTCACTAAAGTTCCATTCAAAATTCCAACCAGCGTTAGAATTTGCTTCATGAATATAAGGTTGTATTTCTCTATATACCCATCTATCGTTCATCCAAACAACATTAGAATTTCTTTTTTGTTTTAAATTTTTAATTTCTTTTTGATTTAAGTTTTTTTTACCAAAACCACCTGTTAATGCCATTTGATCTTGTATTGATTTACCGTGTCTAACAATATCATCACAGATACGTTCTGGAATTGCAGATTTAAAATACCAAAAATAATTTGTTAAATTCATATTCTTTCTTTTACCACCATAAAAATAATATAAAATATTTTTAACTTATTGTCAATGTACCAGAAGCTGTGAACTTAGCTAGTTTACATCCAGAAGGATGGGTTGAACCTGTAAATGCACAACTAGGACTACCAGCAAATGTCACTGCACTTGGTCCTCTAATTACTACAATACCTGGGCCACCGTTTGCTCCTTCGGCTCCAAAAGTATTGGGGGGAGAAAAAGTAAAACCTCCACCGCCACCACCACCAGTATTTGCTGATCCAGGGTTTGCCGCATCTGAAATACATGAAGATCCAATTGCTGCATCTCCTCCACCACCTGCACCACCGTCACCTCCAGCTAAAGGAACTCCAGGTATGGCATTATTTGCTCCACCTCCACCTCCACCTGCAAAACTTGTGTCAGGTCCTAAAATTGTATTGGGTACACCAGCACCGCCATTTGTACCATCAAAATTTCCACTAGAAGTTGAGGTTACACCAGCAGCTCCAGCACCACCACCGCCAGCGCCTGACTGCCCACTCGTAGTTCGACCTCCAGGATTACCTTGAGAAGGGTCTACAGGAGGAGTATTACCTGTTCCTGCTGCTCCATTATCAGCACCACCTCCACCGCCAGAACCTCCAGGTGAATTAGGACCACTACCAACTCCACCAGCACCAGATGTTATGGTTGAAAAACTTGAATCACCGCCTCTAGTATTACACGTTCCAGGACTTTGAAAACCAGTTCCACCTGCACCAACTACTATCGTATGAGATCCTAAAAGCACATCTGTTAAAGAACTACCTCTTAATGGACTTGGCCCATATCCTGAAGCACGATAACCTCCTGCTCCACCTCCACCTAATCTTCCAGCTCCACCACCAGCTACTACTAAATAATCTAAACTAGCATTTACAAATTGACTTCCATCGGGCCATGTTCCTTGAGTTTGAGATAAAAATTGAGTTTTTAAATTCCATACACCACTTGCTTTGTTTAATTCTTTTACGACTACAATTCCTGATCCACCAGCGCCGCCTGAAGTAGGGACTGATCCACCACCTCCGCCACCACCAGTGTTAGCACACCCTGCATCTCCTGGATCATTAAAACCAGCTCCAGCGCCTCCGCCTCCAGATCCACCTGTGCTTTCACCACACGCGTTTTCACCAGCTCCACCTCCGCCACCAGCATAAACACCTGAATTAGGTACTCCTGCAAAATGTGGACTTACATCTAAGCCAACACCACCATCACCACCTCTACCAGTTCCATCAGTTACTCCGACTTCGCCAGCACCGCCAGCACCGCCTCCACCACCAGATCCAACATTACCAGATCCACCACCACCTGCATTACCTCCAGCACTTCCTTGAGATGGACTTACTGGTGGAGTGTTTCCAGCTCCTCCTTGTCCACCACCCGGTGCTGTTGTTTGAGAACCTCCACCACCTGAACCTCCAGCAGTGCCATTATTAGCATTACCACCTGCTCCGTGTCCACCACCTTCTGAAGTGTACGTAACTCCACCTGCAACAATAGATGAATCAACACCTGAAACTGCTCCATCAGCTGGTGAAGTTCCTGAACCTGCACCTCCTGCTCCAATTGTTACAGGCACAGCCGTGTTTCCACAGGCTCTTACTTCTAAAATTCTTAAACCGCCAGCTCCACCACCTCCACCATAATCAGATCCAGATCCACCTCCACCAGCAACTATAACTGTTTTTAAAAGTCTAGTTCCTGGTTGTGTAGTTACAGATGCAGTCGATGTTTTAACAGTCTGCTTACATTTACCAAAAGAAGCTTTATTTAATACACCTGTGATGCCACCGTTTTGTCTAGCCATAAAGTACCCTTACACGGATACCCATTGAGTATTATCCGCGTCCCATCTTAATTGTGAATTATCTGAAACTTTTTTACCAAGCCATCTTAAATTATCTTCATCCCAAGTTAAAAAAGATACACCATTTTCAGTGCTATCAATAGTCATATTACTAGGAGTAGTTACTGGAGCTTGCCAATCGTCACTACTATCTAGTGCCCATGAATCATGAGGTTGTTGTGCTAAAAATTTATTTTTTGATGCATTATAAACAAAACCTGCTCCACAATATTGTTTTCTAAAATTATGGTTGTAAGAAGTTTGTTTCCATATTCCACCACCAAAAAAATTTTCACACCATGTTTCACCATCTACATGTTCATCTGAAGGAACAACATCATTAGCAACAACTACTACTCTTTTTACAATTAAATGAGTATCCGATGTAAAACCTGTTGGATCTGTTTTTGATTCTAATTCTGCAAAATGTGCCATATTATATTCTCCTTATTATCTTATATTAAATTTTTTCTAGTTTGTCCATGTTCCTGCTGAAACTTTATCATATACTTCATTTAAAGACCATACACCAGGAGCTACTGCATTATCTTTAGCGGGTTCTTTTACTACAACTATTCCAGAACCTCCAGCGCCTCCTCCTGAATTACAAAGAGAAGCACCACCGCCGCCACCACCTGTATTAGCTGAACCTGCTGTTCCTCTAGCAGAGGAAGGACCAGCAGAACCAGCACCGCCACCACCATTACCACCAGCACCAGCTGCATTACCATTCATGCCATGACCACCGCCACCACCAGCATAAACTACGGCACTTCCTGTTATTGAATTTGAAACTCCAGCACCACCAGCACCACCAACATTACTTCCTGCATTTACTCCAACAGCGCCAGCTCCACCACCACCACCACCAGCACTACATGGTAAATTACACCCTTCTCCACCAGCATTACCTTGTGATGGACTTGTTGGGGGAGTGTTACCTGCCGCTTTTGATGGGTGAGTAAAACCTGATCCAGGTGCACTGCTTACTCCACCACCACCTGATCCACCAGCACCTGCAACAGCAGGAACTCCTTGAGGAGTACAAGAAGCATCTGCACCACAAGCCCATGCTCCGTAACCTCCTTTTGCAGAAGTTATTGGGTTAGAGGGGGATGCGAATACTGTATTATTTCCTGATTGGTTTGTAGTTGCACCTGAAGAGGTTCCAGGTTGATTTGCGCCTGCTCCTATTGTAACTGTAATTCCTGTTCCATTAGTAGGGACTGGATGACAAGTAGCTGTTCTAAAACCACCAGCTCCACCTCCACCACCTCTGTCTGGACCACCACCTGCTCCACCTCCAGCGACTACTAAAACTGTAACTGATCCTCTATTAAAACTAGGTGTGTAAGTTCCAGATGAAGTAAATGAAGTTACTTTTGCAGGAGCGGGTCCTACAGTGCTTACAGGTCCAATTATACCGCCATTAATTCCAGCCATATATTATAAATCTCCTATGCGTCGTCTAGAACTTCAAATGATACAAATAAATCTAAATCAGATGCTGCACTAGCTCCGCCTTTTAATATGTCACCTTCCATTAAATAAATAGGATTTTCTAAAAGACTTAAAGTTGCGTCTGCAGGAACTGAAATTGTTTTTGCTAAATAAACAGTTGCATCTGCACCTGTAGTTACAGCACCAGTTGTACCACCACCTGTACCTGTGCCCATTCCATCTACAAATAAATCTACGGTTGCTGCATTTGATCCGTCAACATTAGCAACCATTATAGTGTTTACTTTTACTATTTTTTCAGCCGATACAGTTAATAAAGTAGCTGTTGCTGTTGAAGTTAAATTAAAACCTGCGTTACCGCCAAGGATGGATGTTACGCTTACTATATCTGGATTTGCCATAATTTTTTAATTCCTTTTGTTATATTTTTAACCGAAAACAATTGCAAATGCAATAGATTTACCAGCTGATATTCCTGCTGAAATTGTTTCAAAAGCAGGAGGACTTCCTGCACCTGTTGAAGTCAAAACTTGGCCATCAGACCCCGTTGCTATAGCTACTGGATCTCCAGAAGCATCAAAACTAATGATGTTTCCATCTGTTCCACCAGCTAATTTAGCTAGTGTTATTGCATTATCTTGAATATCTGCAGTTTCAATTGTATTATTAGGAAAAACAGGTACAGCAGTAAATGTGTGTACACCAGTTGTAGTAGCTGTTCCACTAATCTCAACATTACCATTGATGTCAATTAAAGTTGAATTTAATTCTATTTCATCATCAGCATTAATATCTAAATCACCATCATCAGGTGAACCTATGTTTATTGCAGAATCACGAAATTGAACTACCATTGTAGTGTTAAGTAATAAACCAGTGTCGTGAACATGAGTTAAAGTAACTTCATTATTATCACCAAAACCAATTACAGCTTCATCTGCTAAAAATAAATCTGAAAATTGTAAAGAAGTTGTACCTAAAGCTGCACCATCTTGTGCATCTGGAACAAAAGAAGTTTCTGCTGTAAATGTATTTGTTCTAATTCCTGAAGTACCATTATCTATAGCACCAAATCCTGAAGTAATTGAACCTGTGTCTAATGCACCTGTTGTTACAATTCCTGTTCCTCCTGCTACAGGACTTAACACTGAAGCTATTGCTGTTCCATTAATTGTAATAGCATCTGCTTCTAAAGTTCCGTCTATGTCTGCGTTACCTGAAATATCTAATGTTGTTGCATCTAACTCGCCTGCAACTGTTACTACACTGTCTGCAAGTGTTATTAAATCTGTATCATCAGTGTGGCCGATAGTTGTTCCATTAATTAAAACGTTATCTATATCTAGAGAACCTCCACTAATTAATCCTGTAGTAGTAATTGTAGAAGATCCTGTATCGATAGTTCCAAACCCTGAAGTTATAGATCCTGAGTTTAATGCCCCTGTTGTAACAATACCAGAACCACCTGCTACTGGACTTAATACAGAAGCTATTGCTGTTCCGTTAATTGTAATAGCGTCCGCCTCTAAAGTTCCATCTATATCTGCGTTACCTGAAATATCTAATGTTGTTGCATCTAATTCACCTGCAACTGTTACCACACCATCTGCTAGTGTTATTAAGTCTGTGTCACTAGTGTGACCAATATTTGAACCATTAGTAATTATATTATCAACAGTTAAAGTTGTTAAAGTTCCTAGTGATGTAATGTTAGATTGTGCTGCAGTAGTTACTGTTGCTGCAGTTCCAGAAGCGTTCCCTGTTACATTACCTGTAAGTGGTCCAGCAAAAGCATCTGCAGTTACTGTGCCATCAAAAAATGCATCTTTAAATTCTAAACTTGCTGTACCTAAATCAATATCGTTAGTTGTAACAGGAGACAAGGCTCCATCTTTAATTGTTAATTGATCTGTGCCTGCAATTTTAAT